TGCACATCGGAGAACATAACGCGCGGCGCGCCATGGTCTCGACGTACCACTTATTGCGGTACTGCACCGCGCGCAGTGCGCGAGAACCGATGACCAGCGTCATGTGGCGCAGCTTCGCGTGCTCGCCACGGAGCCGCTCACGGCGCCCCTCGAGGAATTGGTCGACATCATCCGGAAGACCGTCGGTCGGGACCGGATTTGGTACTTCAACGTCGTCTTGCATCAACGGCACCTGGGACTCAGGGCCAACGACCAGCGAGGTCTCGTCGCGCGGAGTGGCCGAGCGAGTGTTTTTCGAAATTCCCATATTAACCTTAATGAATATGCCCTCTGTAGTACGTCGCTACGTAGATCTCGACCTGCTTGAAATCAGGGGAGCCCTGAAACAAGTCGGCGATTTCCTGCGATACGACCCCTTCATCGGTGTATAGATAATCCAGCTTCGAGGAGTCCAGGAGGACTTCTAAGTCAGCTGCCGAGCGGATGTTGACACGCGGCATAGTCGTGGCGTCATAAGCGGAAGCGGCCAGTGTCTCGAGGTCGGTTCCCGTCTCACGCGACCAGTTCTCGGTGATAGTGCGCCAGAAGTTGCCCCATGCGGGGTTCTGCCCGTACAAACTCTGCCGTTCGAAGAAACCGACCGGCCAGAACTGCCGAGTTTTTGCAGTGATGGCCCGCTCGTTTGTGAACCAACGTAGCACGCCAGCGACCCGCGGAATTACGCGCATCCGGTCGGTACGCTCACCTCGCTCGTTAAACCAGGTGACGCCCTTACCAGTAAAGATATTGCCTTTCTCGCGGTCAGCCGCGAAGTAGGAATAAATATACTTGCCACTGTCGTCCTTGGCCAGGGTCTTCTCGATGAAATCAGCCTTGAGTGCCGGGTCATTAGACATGGCCTGGTTATCATCGCCTTGGTTGCGGTCACCGATCAAAGGATCTGCACCTTCGAGGAAGGATTCCATTCGCTTGTCCATGTCGCCGAGAATGTAATCCCACTTGACGATGGCATCGAACGTTCCACCGAGCTTACCCTCGATATCGACAAACGGATTCCCGGAAACGATCCCGGAATTGAAAATGAAATCCTCGATATCTAGCGGGTTGCCAACCCAACGACCAGGGTCGTCGAGCTCCAGTTGCGCTCGCTGCTCAGGCGTCGCGTTCGCGGGCACGGAGTAGACGGCAGGCTGGAAGTACGGCGCTGCGAAGGACAGCCTGGCGAGCTCAACGATCGCTGGATCGAAGTAGAAAGCCATCACCTTTAGCATCGACTCCCTGAAGAAACCAGGGTACGTCGTGTCGAACTCGGTGTAGTCAGTGGAGAACGGCGCACCGGCATACTTGTTCAGCTTCTCAGCTGAATCTTCATCTGTGGTGTGCTTGTACGTTGCGGCGTAGCGCTTCGCTATACTGCTTCGCACCCCGGCAGCGAACGGCTGCAGCAAGGCGGTTAGGCGGATCGGGGATCCCTTCACGGCGCGGAGCCGCTGGGCTGAGAAACCCTTGACGATAGTGGAGTCAGAGAGGACGACGTCTTTGTTCGCCTTGAAACGCTTCCCTTTCTTACCGCCGGTTACGGCGTATAAGTAGTCGATGACCCACCTCTCTTTCGAGTGAAGATCCTCTTGGCGGCGCTTGTTGACGACGTAAGCAATGACGAGCTTGTGATCACGCAGCAGACCTTCGAGGTCGTGCTTCATAACCTTCTTCATTACCTCACCGACGTTCTTGATCTTCAGAATCTCATCGATCCACTCGATCTTCTTCACGTAATCGGTGGTGAACTCGGGCGCGCCGGAAGTTGATATCCGGTTAGCCTTGATGTTCTTCATGTCGATCTCGCGGAAGAAGCAGTGGCAGAGCTGCTCGAATAGCTCCCTGTCGCGCGGTCGCCGCCAATCGTTCGGAAGCCCTTTCTCCTCACGAATCAGCTTGTTATCAATGGCGGTGTACGACATTGGCTTAGAGCCGTATCCGGTGATAGTCTTGTAACGACTCACCGGTTCGTGGACTCCCGATGGGCCGATCGTGTCATCATCGAGCACGTCCGGCTCGGAGTAGATCTCCATCAGCTGATCGACCGTCTTTGTCAGAAAGCTAATGACACGCGGATCGTCCGAGAAGAAACCAGGCATGATTTCAATGCCCTTGTCCACCATGCGTCTGTTCCAGACGGGTTCCACGGTTTGGAATAGGTCCAACGAGCCGAAGGATCTACCCGCCAGCGCGCGATTATCCTGCCATGAGTTGTGATGCACGCGCATCGCTACTCCTGACCAGTGTCGCCCAGATCGGCTTCGTCGTTGGACGGGTCCGCCGAAATGTCGCGCAACGAGGTAGGCTTGGGTGCGTGCTGTGCGGCACGCCCAACCGCCTTGGAGGCAATAGCCGCGCCGCGGTCCCT